GGCAGTCGTCACGCATCGCATCCGCATGCGTTACACGCAAGGGCTGCAGCCTAAATACCGAATTGTTGCTGAAGGCCGCACGTTTGACATTATTAGCGTCCTTGAGCGTGGTCGCCGCGTCGAGCATGAATTGCTCGTTACGGAGGTGATCGATGGCTGATATTGTAGATATCGTTTTTGACAGAAACTCTCTTCTTGTGACCATGCAAAAGTTTAGGGAGCTAAACTTTTCAATTCAGCGGCAATACCTCACGCCAGCTGTAAGGGAAGCTGTAAAACCGCGATTGCCGTCGCTTAAGGCGGCTACGCCACGCAATAGCGGAAATCTTAAGCGTGCTGCTGGCTTTGAGGTGCAGAAGCCGCACACTAAGGGCGATCCAAACAAATACGGCGTAAAAGTGATGGCCCGTATTGGATTTTTGCGAGGCAAAGACTCTAAGAGCAAGACAGAGAAGAAGGGCTTTCACGCGCATCTTGTTGAATCCGGCGTTGAGGCGCAAGCAATGCCAAAGCGCGCTCGCGCGTTTGCGATACAGTGGTCTAAGAATCGCAAATATCAATACCTGAAACCATTGCGGAGACGCAAGGTTGACGCGGTATTTCTTTACAAGAAGCGTGCTGTTGCAGGCCAAAAGTTTTTCTATGCATGGTGGAACAGGAATTCTCGCGTAGTGCTGCGTGACTTGCGGCGCAACGTCGAGGTATATCTAGAGAAGGCGATTGCGCATCAATCTCGCAGTAGATAGCTGCAGCCCTGCTTGAGGTTCTCATGCTTCACATAGATGAAGAATTAGTGGGCATGCTTTCCGCAGCGCCGGAAGTGGCTTTGCTTGTTGGGAGGCGCATTTACGCCACGCAATCGCCGCAGGGTGGAGCAATGCCGTCTGTTGTTTATTCCCGCGAAAACAACAGTCGAAACGGGTTTCTTAGCCTGGACAACACAGCCGCGTATTCACGCGCGACCTACCTAGTTTCTGCAATGGCAGAGACGTTTCTGGAGAGCCGCAATCTTGCGCGTGCGATCCGGCGAAACCTAGAATACAAGAAAACAGCACAGGTGCGCTTGACTCGGATTATCAGTGAAAGCGACACTATTGAGTCGCCGCCATCTGGAGAGCAGCTGCCTGTATACCGAACTGATTTGACGATAGAAGTCACTCACATTGAACCTTAGCACGCAAGGAGGCGTGATATGGCCCGTGATATTGCAGATGGTGCTACCGTATCGTTTGGCTCTGTCTTTACATCGCTGAAGCTTGCGAGCATTTCGCATTCTGGCATGACCCGCAATACCGTTGATGCTTCGCATCTCGGCACTTCAGGCGGGAAAGACTTCCTGGGTTCTAGCATGTATGACCCAGGTGAAGTGTCCTGCGAGGTGCATTTCGACCCGTCGCTGCGCACAACAATCGTGGGTGCAATGACAAATGATAGCACTGCGCAGGCGCTAACGATCACTTATCCGAACGGTGGGACTGCCACTACGGCCTGGAGCGCGTATGGCTATCTGACTGGATTTGAAGTGACCGCAACTAAGGAAGAGTTGATGACCGCGACGGCCACCGTAAAGCTGTCCGGTAATATTGGTTAAGTCTTGGAGGGCGCGCAATGGCATTGACAAGAGATCAGATCAAGGCAAAGCGTGGCGTGATGCCACGCGAGCCGCTTTCGGTTCCCGAGTTGGGAGACGATCCGATTTACATCAGCAAGCTAAGTGCTGCTGGGCGGGATAAGTTTGAGCAGATGGTCACTGGCGGCAACGCTGGTTCAGTCAATCTGGACAACATTCGCGCTCGGTTTCTCACTCTGGTTTGCGTTGATGAAACCGGCAAGCTTTTGTTTGAAGAAGCAGACGCTGAGTGGCTTGGAGAACTTGATACTGATGTTGTTCAGAAGATTGTTGACAAGGGGTTTGCAATCAATGGCATTAACGTCGATGCAGTGGAGGAAACAGTAAAAAACTAGAGCGCCAGCCGATCAGACAATTCCTGTTTCGGCTGGCCTTGTCTCTTGGCATCTGGGACGTTGACAGTCTTGCGGAGAGTATGTCGGTTGATCTTCTCTACGAATGGCTTGCGTTTTACCGGCTTGAGCCATTTGGGGATGAATGGCTAAGGCATGCTGTGCAAACCTGCCAGTTCTATAATGCTCATCGAGGCAAATCGCAGCCGCAGAGGAAGCCGCAAGACTTCATGCCTGTAGAAGCTCGACCGCAAACTCCGCAGCAGATACATGAAGCGCTGATGGGAATACCAAGGATGGGCTAATGGCCGGGTTTAACTTTAGCAAAGTCAGCGTTGCCATCACAGCAAACACTGGGGGGCTTGCCAAAGGTCTGACCCGTGCGCGCAATTTGCTGTCTAGGTTTGGTGGCGTAGCTGCGCGCATGCCAAGAATTTTAGGTGGAATTGGCTCTTCTGTCGGGAAGCTTCCATCAAGGCTACCACTTGCTGTCGGGTTTCTAGCTTTAACGCAAGCTGTCAAACTTGCGTGGTCGGCTATCAGCCGTTTGTTTAGGTTGGTGAACTCAGCTGTTCAGTCCTACGCCTCATTTATTGAGCAGCAGAACCGCGTGGAGAAAGTGTTTGGTGATTCGGCTAAGGCTGTGCAGCAGTTCGCAAAAAGCGCAAATGCCATTGGGTATGCGGACACGCAGGCTTTGCAGGCAGCTGGAACCTTTGGCACTTTGTTTAAAAATGTTGGCGCGACTGATGCTGCGGCTGCGGAAATGTCCATGTCGCTTGTCAGCTTAAGTGCTGACATGGCTTCGTTTAATGAAGTCAGAATTGACGATGCTTTGCGGGCTATGCGGTCAGCGCTTGTTGGCGAGATTGAGCCAATACGCCGCATGGGCATCATGCTTAATGATGCAGCGCTTCGTCAGGAAGCGTTTAACATGGGCCTTACGGACACTGTGAAGCGTGTCCTTACGCCAACGCAAAAAATGATGGCTGCGTATGCGTCTATTGTTAAGCAAGCAAGCATGCAGACAGGCGACTTTACAGACACTATTGGTACGCTTTCCAACCAGCAGCGTGTTGCCAGATCGAATATCCGCGACTTAATCACAGAGATTGGCGAGAAGCTTGAGCCTACATTCAGGGCTGTTGTGGCAGCGTTTAACGACGGCGTAACAAGCATAAGGGCTTTTGGTGTAGTTGCGCAATCGGTGCTTTCTGAGCTTGCCATTTCAATAGGGATTGCGGGAAACGAATCTGAAATCTTTGCTGGCTCGTTGCGTCTAATTGGCGGCGCTGTCATGGCGCTGCGGGGCTCAGTTCGCGTGTTATGGGGAGCGTTTTTAAAATTTGGAGAGGGTGTTGCGTCTACTGGTGCTGCTATTTACGAGTATATTGGCGGGTTTGCGGAAAACGTCATTGGAGGTATCCCTTTTGTTCTGGAGTGGGTGAGCGGTCAGATTCTTAGCGGTCTTTTAGAACCTGTGCGCATTGCGTTGCTTGGGATTTCTAAGATTTCTGCATGGTTTGGCTCAAAGGAGTTTGCGCAAGGCGTTCAAAGGACTGCTGGTTTAATAGAGGCTTTGCAGGTTCAGCTTGCGAAGACTGACCCCAACAAAGGCGCTGATTTTGCAAAGCGAATTAGTGATCCATTTAAAGACGTTGCAGAACAAGGCAAGAAAAACGCTGCTATCCTTGGAGAAAAGGCAGCAAAAGCTTTTGAGGATGGGTTTAAGGACATAGAAGCTCCGTTTAAGCGTTTTGACGAAGCAAAATTTCGGTTAGATGTTGAGTCGCCTCTGAAGGATATGATTCCGATTGCTGGGGTGGCGGGACAAGAGTTTGCTAAGTGGATTAATCAAGAATCGAAATCTCTGTCGGCAGTTGTTGAGCAGGCGAAAGAACTTAAGGGGATACTCGTTAATTCTGCTGCTGGCGAGCAATTTCGGAATGCCATTCTTCGCGGGTTTGATCCGAGAACTGCTGCAAATACCGATCGCCAGATTGCGGACAATACCAACCGCATGGCAAACGGCATTGACAATCTGCCTGACGCGCTTGGCGGCGTTGTTGGCCGTCAGATTGCTGGCGCAAGCATAGGGGTTTGATTGATGGGTTTTTACGATGTAACGGTGCTGTACGAAGATGCTTTTGAAGAAGCAAAAAGCGGCAATGATCGTGCAACATTTTCAATTAATCGCACGTTGCTAGCCAAGAGCGACACGCCTAACCCCTCCTTCGTAGATATTGGAAATAGCACTGCCACATGGCCTGGGCTTGGCGGTGAGGTAATTGATCAAATAAATTCTCTTCGCAATTTTGATGGCATTGTAGCGCGATGTGCAAGCAGAAAGTTTTCATGGCTTGGCGGCACAGAGAATGCAGTCAAGATTGAGCTTGTATACGAAGGTCTAAGCCCTTATGAAAACAATGATGGCGGTGGCAGCCAACAGCCAAAGGAGTTGCAGTCTGAGACTTGGCGGCGAATTAGCATCAGTACATCTCAGATTACTACGCCAGCTGCGGACTCAAGCGGCAGGCCGTTTTGCAACTCTGCAGGTGATCCTGTAGACGGGCTGGAAGAAGAAACTTCGCTCGCAGTTATTAAATACACAAACGAGTTTAATCCCGATCCTGCTCTTGATCGCGTTTGGCTGTGGCTTAATAGATGCAATTCTCAGCTATATCTTGGAGCGCCACAGTATACGCTACGGGTGACCGGGTTTTCAGCTGACTTTGATGATCAGTCCATGCTTTGGAAGACCGGCATTGAATTGACATACAACCCGCGCGGATGGGGTCTTTTGTATTACGATGTGGGGTTTAATAAGATTGTTGATGGCAAGCGTGTTGCCATTAAAGATGATTTTGGTAACCCGGTAAGCCAGCCTGTAGCACTAAATGGCTCTGGCGACGAGGCAGCAGTCTTTGTTCCTGCAAACGAAGGCAATGAAACCGACAAAGTCTTCGTGAATCAACTTGCGCGGTGTTACGGGCAGCCTTATCCGACAAAAGATTTTAACAATATGCTCTCTGATCTGAGGATGTACTGATGGCAGATGAAATTAGCGTCTCGGTGTCGATGAGCCTGCAAAACGGCAATCTGTACGAAAGCTACAGCAGCAGCGGCACATATGATCAAACGTCTGCTGTTAGCTCAGGTGGCGTCGTCAAGATTGGGACCAGCACAGAAACTGTGTCTCTTGGCGATGTAGAGACTGCTGGCTACGCTGCATTCCGCAGCCTATCGACGGCCACTGCTGGAACCGCGTATGTCGCCATCGGTCATTACGATGGCACAAATTTGCATGAGTTTGCGCAGCTGCAGAGAGGCGATGTGATTGGCCCTGTGCGGCTTGCGCCGTCGATCACGCTTGGCATGATTGCATATACGGCAACAGACTACACCAGCGACATTGGCGTGCAGTATCTCGTTCTTGGAGAGTAGCTGTGCCGATTTACGGATTTGACGAGGAAAGCGCAGGGCGCATCGGTCATACGGTGCGTCTTGTTGAAGGCCAGCGCGTCACGCCTCGTTCGTTGCAGGGCGGATACGCTAACCGTGGCTCATCCGGCGTGCGTTGCATGCTTGGAACGATCTCCACGGCAGCTTGGAGCAAAGAGTCGTCATCTACAATAACCGTCTATTCTGGCGAGCCTGGAAGCGAGGTTACTGCTGGAACGGTAGCTGCTTACAACTACTTTGCAGATATCTCCACCAGCACCAATACGGCCCGCTGGGTTTCTGTCTCCAATAACGGATACGGCTGGTTGCTCATTGCAGCGGAGTGTGACTGATGTTCTTGCCGTGTAGGCCGTGCTGTGCAGCGGCAGATGTCTGCCTTGATGGATGCCCGTCAAAAACAAACACGTTAAGGCTCTCTGTAACCGCCAGCGACTACGATTGGCTTACGGATGCATACTACCGATCTGGTGCGTCGCCGCCCCCTGCCACAACGCCAACAAAGATGGCCTATCATTTCCCGGGCAGCATTTTTAACGGCACGTTTGATTTAACTTCATCTGACGGGCAGAATTACTACTACTACTTTACACCGTGCGTGTATCAATCGTTTCTGTATGCCTTTATCTCTGGGTCAACCTGCCTGCTGCGCTTCCACATGTTTTCTGTCATGCATGTAGACCCAGCCTCGTCTGGCGCAAGCTGCAGCACGTACACATGGGTTATTCGTAACTTTTATAACTCGCTGTTTGCGGCAACAATCGATTGTAACGGAAGTCTTGGTGTATTTGCTGGCTCATCGCTTTCGTTCCCAGCCGGAGCCGTTAGTCCGGTGCAGACTATAGCATCTGCACATGCGGATTGGGTTTCTAGCAGTACTGCATCGCGAATCTACAGGGCGCTTTCGTCTACTACGGGGTCGCCGCAAGGGCTGTTTGGTCTTAGTCACGCGGGCCTAATTTATGAGCCATACGGCACGCCAACAGTTTCTGGCAGCGATTCCGTTGAAGTAACTTCTGCAACATTTGTGTAGCGTTAAAAAAATGAATGCAGACAAAATTTTTGATTGCACGTTTGATGCAAACAAGACTTGCACTGTTTGCAGGCGGGCAACTAATGATGTTCGCGTAAGAAGAAATTGCCACGGGTATGGCTTAGGCGATTTCCTGTCAGACGTTTTGAAAAGAATTGGCATTACCCCAAGGCGCGTCGAGGCTGTGCTTGGCAAGCCATGCGGATGCAACAGAAGAAAAGCAGCGATGAATGCTGCCGTTATGCTGCGAAGCGCTCGCAGGGAGGAAGAGCGTGTCAAAGGCACAGCCTAGCCGCGTCTTTACTATCGCAGGCGAGAAGTGGGCCTGGGTGTACCGATCGCTGCGCCGCAAAAAGCTTTGCGGCTTGTGCGAATATGACAAACGCACGGTCAGCATCTGCAAGAGCTTGAGCGGCCTCGACAGGCTAGACACTGAACTGCATGAAGCGTTGCATGCCTGCCAAGGCTTTGCGTCTGAGGAGCATGTAGCAGAGGTGGCGACAACTCTTGCAACAATTCTTTGGGCGCTTGGCTACCGGAGGGATGCGGATGAGAAAGCCTGACGCGATTTCCCAGATAACAAGCAAGCTTCTGGAACTGCATCCTGACGCTCCTGCGCGAACACTTGCAAGGCGGCTTGTGAGAGAAACCAACAACGCGATCACACTGGAACAGGCTCGCAGCCGCATTCGCAATCAGATTGGCAGCAATGGGGCGCGCAGCAAGAAGGCATCAAAATTCAAGCGAGACGCTCGCAAGCCTGGGCAGGGCGTTGAGATGCCCGCCTCTAAGGTAGAGGCATGGGAGCCGTTTGTTCTTGACGTTGTTGGCACTGTGGGAATCCTAAGCGATATCCATGTGCCGTACCATGACGAGGTAGCTCTGAATGCTGCGGTCAAATACTTGGAAACCATCGGCATCGATGCGTTGGTGCTGAATGGCGATACCTGCGATTTCTACACCATCAGCAGGTGGGTCAAAGACCCCAAGAAACGCGACTTTCGCGGCGAGGTGGATGCTTGCAGGCAGATGCTTGCATGGCTGCGGAGCAAGTTTCCCGACATTCCCATAGTCTTTAAGGTTGGCAACCATGAGGAGCGTTTTATCCACTGGCTGTGGCAGCATGCTGCAGAGATTAGCGATGACCCGCGAATGGGCCTCGATGAATGGCTTGATTTTGACGAGCTAGACATTGATCTGGTGCAGGACAAACGTCCGATCATGATTGGCGATCTTCCTGTGCTGCACGGCCATGAGAAGGGTCGCGGCATCAGCAGCCCAGTCAATCAAGCCCGTGGCGCGTTCATGCGGCTGCACCACACTGTCCTTGAGGGCCACGGTCACCGCACCAGTTCGCACTGCGAACCGGACATGTGGCAGCGAGAGGTCTTTTGCTGGTCAACAGGCTGCCTGTGTGACCTTCGGCCTGAGTACTCTCCGTATGGCAAATCGAATCATGGATTCGCTGTTGTCACGGTGGACAAGACAGGTAGATTTGATGTCGATAATCTACGCATCACCAACGGAGAAATCAGAAGCTCATGACCTACGAAGAAGACATGGCTGGGACCACGATGGAGGAAAAGAACGCATCGCTGAGAGCAGCAGTGCTGCAGAGGCTTGGCGGCTGCTGTGAGGGAGCCAAGGTGTGCAGCGAGGAATGCCATCCGGTTCTGTCTGATCCAGAAGATGAGTCGGATGATACTGAAGACCCGATCCATGAGTTTCGCGGCGGCTGGACCGCAGACCTGCCGATCTCAAACTTTGCAACGCATCAAAGCACCAGCAGATTCTTGCAGCTGCTGGATGAGATTGCCGAGATGCACCGCAGCAAATCACGCGATTACGGCAGCGAAGACGATCCGCTCGCGAATATCCGGCATGGTGCTGATCTTGTGGATATCGAGCCCTGGCGTGGCTGCATGGTGAGGATCGCGGACAAGGTGCAGAGAATCCGCACCTACTGCAAGACGGGGCGTCTCGTTCATGAGGGTGTACGCGACACGCTGCTCGATCTCGCGTCTTACAGCTTGCTCGCGATCATTCTGCACGAGGAGAGCCAGGATGCGTGATTCTGAGGCTCTAGCGTGGCTCACAGAGGACGATATCGCCAGGATCGCCCACAGAGCCGCCTCTAGCAAAGGGGCCGTTGTGAACGATGTGAGGCGGCTTCTCGATGAGCGCCTGCGATTGCTGGTCAGAATTGCTCGCCTGGAAGAGCAGCGCGACCACTGGAGGATACGAGGGGATTGAGCCGGGCCACCAGCTGACGCGAGGCGTTTCCCCTCCGCTGACGCGCGCTGGTGCGCCCGGTCATCCAGGGATGACCTCGTCCAGCGGTGACCGGCTGTAGATTTGCCACCACCCATCCGCGTTGCCGACTTGCCTTGCACGTTCCTTGTCTGCAGCAATTCTTTGCTCGCAGACATGTGCTGGCGTTTCGATCACAACGGTCTTGGCGTTTAGCTGGTCACGCCACCAGCCGCGATGAGCAGCTGATGGCTCGCAGACGATAAACCATGCCTTTGCATGAGACGCATCTGCTAAGGCATCAAGCATCTTGTTGCGTTGCTGAATAGCCTTGTTGAGAACATCGAAAGACCAAGTGTGTTCTGTGCTGCCAGCTAGCTTTGACGCAATGGCATCAAGATCGATAACGTGGTCGCCTTTCTTTTTGCTGGCTGCCACATAAGTGCTTTTGCCGCTAGCAGGAGCGCCGCAGACTACGGTGACCGGGATATTCGGCTTCCGAATCCACGTTGGTCGCAGCGAGCAGTAGTCTTTGCCGACAGACTCTTTGTTCGTTTTTATTTGGTGGCATGTCGAGCAGAGAGTCTGCACGTTTGACAGGAGATCAGAACCACCCTGCGCCTTTGGTTTTATGTGGTCGCAGTGTGCGGATTTGCCAAACACGATCTGCCCGCAGTGCTGGCATTGATAGTTGTCGCGTAGGAAGCATTGTCTGCGGGTTAAATTCCAACCCCGGCCACCGTAGCCGCGAGCGTGAGAACTCGGCCTCTCGTCGCGTCTGCGCTGCGTCCGCTTATTGATCCACGGTGGCCGGAAGGTTGGAATGCGATCCATCAGCCCTTCATTGTGACCGTGACGGTCACGCCGGTGCTGTTGGTGTCACCACTAACAAGCTTGATGTATTGCGAGGCAAATGCCGCGTCAGGCAGTGCATACGCCTTGCCGTCTGCAGTGCTTGGCTGCAATGTGATGTTCGCTGGGCTTCCTACGTTGTCATACAGACGAACGTAGCTGCCAGCTTCCTCATCACTGACATAGACATGCAGTGCTTCGGCGCTGCTGCTTACGGTTCCCATGCTAGCGATGCCGCCAGCCATGTCAACCATCGGCACTGCTTCGCATGACGCAACAGCTGTGTGCAGCGTCACATCGTAAGACTTCGACTTCCTTCGGATTTTTGAGTCGCTCATGATATTTCCTAGAGGTACGGGTAAGGCCCGCGTCGTGACCTGCTATCAGTGTATCGCAGCGGCTAGGCGATCTCGAAACCTGTCAGCTGAATTCCTGCATCGATAAGGTCTGCTGCCTGCTGTGCGGTCTGCCCCGTCACTCTGCCAGCACCGAGATCGACGTTGACAAGAGGCGTCGTGACGGTGCGAAGCACGAAAAACTCGCGGTGCAGACTCGCGATAATCCCGTTAAGGAAATGCGGAGCAAACCGGCATCCAGCAGCGAAGCCCTCTGCTGCTCGCTCTCCTTGGAGTCGCGACCAACTTATGACGTTGACTGCTTTGCCATCGTAAGCGGTGCAGCCCGCGAACATCCTTCGCATCGAGGTAGGTGCGAGATTGAACAAGAAGGCGTGCTGTGCGATGCCGGTTGACTTGAGGATGCGAGGTGCTTGCGGATCATCCACGCCCGCGATCCCCGCAGCGATCATCTCTGCCGGTGACCAAGAGCGAAGCGACCTGCAGCCCTCAAACATATTGTTGGTCTTGTCGATCAAATACCGGCTGCATCCATGCGGTAAGATTTGCAGGTCGCTGTTTCTGAACGCTGCCGCCATGTTGATTCGCGTGTCGGTGATTGCCTCACCTCGCTCGTCATACTCTTCGGCAGGAAACTCACCGATCTCTACGATGCAGGGACCGTTGAACGTGGCGTTGGCGAAGCACCTGTAGAAAGACTCGGCACGGCAGAAATAGAAGCCGTGCTGGTCGCCAGTTCCTACGAAGTCCACCATCTCGATACAGCGGGTGTCAGCGGCGAAGACCTTATCTTCATAACGCCGGTCATACCCGGTGCGAGACTCTGCTGTGATGTAGTTCATGGGTGCTTTCCCTTATCGCCTGAAACGGTCAATCTACGGTCACTCTTTAAGAAAAGATGCCGTCTTTTTCTTACGGCTCCACAGGGTCTGGCTGCGGCAGCAGGGCCACCGCTTCGGCCCACGGGACCAGTGCGATCTCGTCAAAGCGGCTGGCATCCAGACGGGCAAAGTTATGCCCATAGAGGCCGTTCGGCACTTCTGAGAGCAATGCTCCTCTAATCAGATAGCGTCCATCGGTCATCGCCAGCGGCGTGACGCGGAACTGCTGGGGGTATTCAGCCTGCACAGTTGTTAGCCGGTCAGCCAACTCAGCAGAGAACACGCACGCATACTGGCGAGCGTAGTCATACGGCACTGGCAGGTGCGGAAGCAACTCTGCGACGGTGGCGGGGTTCTCAGGAAGTGGCAGTGGTTCGTCGATGTCAGGCATTAGATGGCTGCTCCGATTGCTGTGACATAAGAACTGATGTGGCTGTCCAGTTTGGCGAGGTCTAGCGAAGAGCCAACGCTGTAAAACGCAAGCCTGCTTGCAGAGTAGTTGAGTTGACCAACACTCCCCTTAAAAACAAATGGATTTCCTGCGGACTCGTTCACGGCCCCTCCGCTGTCGCTCTGCGTGCCATTCTCTCCGTACCCAAACCAAGAGAAGGATTCACTGGATGAACGGCTGACTGCAACGAGTGATGGAACCGCAGCACTAGTTCCTAGCGTGTAGAGTGTTGACGACACAACTCTTGTCCGAAATCCAGTGGCTCCTGATGAATCCAATATCGTCAGGTTGTTGTTGTCTTGGGAAATAAACCTGTTTGCAGTGCCGCTGTCATATTTTTCTGTCATATACACAGAAAGATGAACATCCGCATCGTTCAAGTTTTCAGGCCCATAGTTGCTGTCCAGATAAAGAGAACTGCCGTTGCCTTTCATCCCGGTTGAGCGGTCATAGTCGCCAGCCGCCCAGCCGCCCTCTGCCGTTGGCGCTGGGCCACGCAATGGAATCAGTGCCCCAGCCAGCGTGCGAGGTCCGCAAAGTAAACAACTGCTGCCAATGGCATCCCATAACCCCTCGGCCTTCAGCCCGCTCACCAGATTGTTGATGGCGACCTTCACTGAGGTTTCCAGATACGCCCCGTCTGCCTCTTCAACGGCACGGATGTAGGCGATGGCATCCCTATCAAAACCAGCCTCTTCAATGGCTCGCAGATCAGCCATAAGCGTGGACACGCGGGCGTCTAGGAGGGCGAGGTTGGTGGCAGAGCCAATAGAGTAGAATGATAATGTGCCATCATACGAAGACCCTGATCCGACATTGTTGGAGCGGAAAACCCATAGGTTTCCAGTAAGCGGCGTTTGGCTGTCTTGCACCGTGTTAGAATTATTGCTATTTACTCTCACATCGTAGTTATCACTTGCGCTTCTGGACATCCCTAGTAGCCCGGTGGCCGAAAGGCCTGCCGCACCGCCGTTGTCCGCTGAGTTTCGGCTTCTTGTGTACAGTTTGTTTGTCGCACTTGACACGCCAACAAGCGTAGTTGTACCTGCATCAACAATGCCGCGACCGGCAATGTATTTCGGGCTCCCGATTTGCGGGCTTGTCTGAAATACTGCAAGGTGGTGGCTGTCTTGATCGTCTTCCTCGCTGGCCCTGTTGCTGTCCAAGTATTTTGTGCTGCCGTCTCCAGTTAGACCAACGCCCCGGTCAAGGTCAGCGTCAAGGAAGTTTGCATTCGTCGGTGCAGCCCCAACCAGTGGCGTCAGCGCACCAGCAAGCGAGTCCCAGCCCGCCATTACGCAGCAAGCGTTGAGGTCATCGTAGATACCGTCCTCACGGCAACCCTTGATGAAGCGGTCGATGGCTCTAATGCGCGCCTTTAGGGTCATTCCAGTGATCCTCCTGCTTCATAGCCGCGCACAATGTAGTCGATGGTATCGGGGTCCAGGCCGCTTGGATTCTCGCCAACGAGGAGGGCGAACTTCAGGCGGTTCATAAGGTTGGTGGCGGCGGTGTGAAACGCAAGCATCTGCGTATCATCCAGCCCATCGCCAATCGACCAAAACTGCAACGTTGAATTAGTAGGCCCAACTGGACTGCCGTTGATGTTTACAGCAAAAACATAAAACGTCAAAGACGATGCGAGTGGAGTGACATTCGACGTGTTTTCGTTTACGTTTGCACCGTTTTGATACAAGGATGCCGAAGTCGAAGACACTCTTGAAGCAGAAACAGAGCCTGACTCAGTAAACCCTGACGAAATAACTGGGTAGTTTCCTCCTACCCCAGAACCTGAGCGATACTGCCGGATGGGACCGGGGTCAATCTCATTCAATATCTCTATGGTTGCAGCAGAAGACGAGTCATAAAGGCCAGAAAAAGCAAAACTGCCGGATACGGCGAATCCGCTTCCAAAAACGAAGTGATGTCTACTGGTTGCCGCAGCAAAAAGAGAGGTGTTTTGATTTGTATCTAAATAGGAAGTTCCATCACCAGTGATGCCATCGGTGCGGCTGTAATCGCCGCTCACAAATCCGTTGGACGTTGGTGCATCGCCAGCAAGCGGAACCAGTGCCCCCGTGATGGTTCGCGCGCCGCACAGAACGCAACTTGCTTTGATGGCGTCGAACAGCCCTGGCGTGGCCTTTAGGCCCCGAAAGAACGCATCTACGGCTACCGCCACGCCCGTCTCAACGCCTGCACCGTCAGCCGTCGCCATGCGTGACAGATAGTCGATGGCATCAGCGTCAGTTGGCAGGGGCTGCGAGCCGATGCCGGGATAGCCACCAGCGTATGCGTGATCGTAAGGGAGTTTGGCTGCAAGGCTCATACGCTATAACTCCAGGCAATGTTGCCTTCGATGAGTTCACGCTGTGCGGTGAGGTCCGATGGGTAGATGATGAGTTCCTGCATCATTCCGTAGGCAGTATACGGTCCACCAGTGTACTGGGCGTAACTCCCGATTTTGTCCGCAGAAAAACTTACGGCACCACCAGTCCCGCCAAGAGCACCGTTGGTGTATGCCGCCTTTGTTGAAGCGTTACCGACAAATGAGCCAAGGGTTGCTGACGTAACGTCGGTTATCGGAGTAGTGAGAAGCGAGGCATAGGCGAACTTAAAATCCGTTTGAGTATGTTGAAGGTACAGATGTGGCGACAGGCTGTACCCAAGCCAACAGCCAGCGCCACCGTCCATTGAAGTCGGCTTTGTATTGTTGGCGAGAATAAAGATCGACGCTTGGTTGACTCCAACAATCCCTTGAAAAGAAAGCATGTTACTTGAAAAGTATATTGCAGGCTTTCCGTCAAGAAGACGCACAGAGCCAGCAGATACAACAGATGGTTGGTAGTTTGCGGTGCTTTGGCTCGCATGGCGGGCGTTGCCTGACTGATCCCACCACTGCTTAACGAACGCATCGCCCGCACCAGCAAACGCAGCCAGCGTCCCGTCGGCCACCTCTGCCGCAGTGAAGTCTTCCTCCGCGTCATCACTGCTGCGACGAACTGTGACAACTGGGTCAGCATAGGAGTTGCTTAGAGAGCGAAGGCTGTATGCGGCTGCGGCCCCAGGCACAAGGTCAAGCAGACCCGGCGTCTTGCGAGGGACCAGCAACCTGTTGTTCATCGGGCTCATCTGGAGCGTCCGTAGAGTAGTGATTTACAGCTAGCCTATCATAATCATTGACGCAAACGCTGCTGCGATTGCGATTGCCGCCA